TTCCTGATGCTACTATTAAATCAGCATTTTGTGTTCCATCAGGAGAAATTAAAGAATCTAATGTTATAGTAGTACCTGAGTTCTTATCCCATTGTGTAAAATCTTCTGAATACGTTATAAGATTAGTCCTCTGTGGCTCTGCTAATATATGTGGACAACCTCCTCCTGTGTAGTCTATACGAGGTACGTTATCTCTTGTAACTTCTTTTACTGATATGTTTGTTATTGAGCCATAGAAATTAATTCCCGTGATTTTAAAATCACTTTGAGTAGCAGTTATATATTCACTGTATGTTTGATTACCCGAATTAGAAGAACCAACATTAGGCATAAATACCGACCCACTTACATAGTTAATTATATCGTAAGTGACTTTATAGGTTTTACCTATTGTAAAAACACTACTTTGAACTAATTGTTGGGAACTTCCATTCGCTCCATTTCCATTAGCAGAATTTCCTGATATAGTCCAAACATCTTCGATAGTCCAATTAGTAGTTCCTGTAGGAAAATCTCCATCTGTGATTTCCTCATCTCCTAAAACCTCAGCATAATTTACTAAACCATCTTCATCTACTCTTGTAGCAGCAGTTTCTCTAGTAACATCCATATCTGCACTTGCTAATAACACTTCTTTTACTGATATACTAGATATAGTTAAATTAGTTCCTGCCTCACCAATAGATAAAGCAATTTCATCAATATCTGTAAGTGCTTGTAAAGTAAATTTGAATGTACCTACTGCATCTACTCGCAATGTTGTATCAGATTCTGAACCTCTCGGCTTTCTTAAATATACATAACCATTGCTAAATTGACTGCACTCTATTGTTACTTGATAAGTAGAGTTTAAATCAAAACTAAGTGATTGTGAAAGTCTTGAATATATAGCACCATTTGTTACAATAGAAGTACCACTTGATATAGTCCAACCTGTTCCTGTTGTCCAATATGTACCTGTTGTATTTTCTGCTTGTGTTCCTGTTAAAAGAAAATCTTTATCATTAACTTCTTCAGCACCCTCAGTAGGCACAGGTACAACTGCATACAATTCTCCTGCCTTATATCCGTTAGGAGTTACTACTATACTAACATCATCTAATAAACTCATTCTATATTATTTAAAGTTGTTAATTGTGCTTCTAAACAAGCCTTAGCCTCAAATACCCCACCATCAGCAATAACTCTTGCTTTAAAGTCATTAGTTTGCTTTTGTACAGGGGTTAATCCTCCTTTATTACTTGTTGGTAATGATATGCCTAGAGATAATTTCATTATGAACTTGTATCACCATCACTCTCTCTGTACCCTATGCCAATACCACTCGTTAAAGTGATAGCAGTTGTACGGAAAAATAATGTTGTTCCAGCATTCATAGTCTGACCATTTAAAGCAGTAATATTAGTAGGGTCACCTGCTATTGTAGAAATCACTGATTCAACTGGAAAAAATATGCAATACCAGTCTTTACCTGTTTGCGCAGCAGTAGTAAAAACTTCTGTACCATAATTCTTACCAAGCATCTCCATTAGTAATGTATTGTCTGTATCGAATGTACTCATTTTTATTTGTTTTTTATATTATTATTAATCTGTAAATATTTTTAGTATAGCACCTAAAGTTATAGTATATATAACCCACATTGCTTTTACTAATATCTTTCTCATAGATGTATTTCTATTTACCCTAGCAGTAACCCCATTATCTGGATTTAACAATCTTTCTGTTAGCATATCTAGTTTTTCATCTATACTGTTCATCTTTTCGTTTATAGAGTTTATATCTTTTTTCATTGAAACTATTTCCTCTTTAGTAGTCATTAGTAAGTTGTAGTCTTAATAGTTAAATTCATATATATCTCTGAACCTCCTGATGTTTCTTTTATCATTGGGAATATAATATCTCCTGCTGATATATCTGCATCAGATGCTACTGCAAAAGTAGTTTCATCTATAGCAATTAATTTATTGTTACTTGATAGTCCTGTTAACTCTATCTCTTTTACTCTCTCAGCAGTTCTATTAGATGTATTATCTGCAACTGGAGTTAGTTTACATATTGCTATTTTAAACACATTAGAACCTGTACTTGTCGCCCATCCTTTAAAAGATACTGCACTACAATTCTCAGGAATTACTTGTGCTTGACCCATCTCAAAAAAAGCGTTAGGCACTATAGTTATACTACCTAAATTTGTACCACCTGAATCTATATTAATTAAGTATGGTGATTTGTTGTCTAGTAAATCTTGACCATAAGAATAGTTAGTAGTAGCAGATGTAGTGTACCCTTGCATCTTATAGTTAGTAGCACCCATAAATGACTTATCTTGCCATTGTAAGTTACCATCAGTACCAGTAGCAGATGTACCTGCAGTCTTGCTCAGTACAGTATTATTAGTAGCAGTTTCAAACCCTTTTGGATTATGCCTATTAATATCGTTTAAATTCTTATGTTCGTTTGCAGCCATTTATATATTTATTTTAACAATCATCACATGGACAAAAATTCTTCCAACTATCATAACCTCTACGCCTAGTATATATGCTATCATACATTATTATACCATGATTCTTATACACATTATCATTACAAGGTTTATTAGCATCAAATGTAGGATATAAACCACTCTGGTCGCTATCTGTCATATAATCTATCATATCCTTTAAGTATATCTCTGCCTTTCTATAAGTATCTTGCTTGTAAACATTTAACTCAGCAGGGTCTATAATCGTAGCAAACTCATCTATATTGTGAACAATACCAGCACTACTACTATTACTCTGTACTTCATTGATAACCTCAAATCTAACAAACCAACATAAACATCTTGTCAAGAAATCATCCATCAAAGTTTGATTCGCTACAGTTAAAGTACCATCATTATGTTGTGTTTTAATTTCTTCATAAAACTTCTGACCTAATGCTGGTTTTAAATGAGCCAACTCAGAAAGTAAAATAGTGTTATCAGAAATTAATGCAGTATCTGTATTAGCATTAGTAAAACTATTGCTTATAACTTCTCCTGCTGTTACTAAAGGTATATATTGGTTTACGTTTGCCATAGTTATTCGTTTGTTTCAGTTACTTGTAAATCACCTGCATCATCATCTCCCTTCCCATCTGCATCATCATCTCTTGTTACAATGATTTGCTCTCTATCTGTCAAGAACATATTACCTTCTTCTAACATAGGTAAATCCTCATCTAACATTTTTCTTTGCTCATTTATAGTAAGAATTTGCTTAGGGTCAATCTGAGTTGCAAAACTAATTGGTGGCTCATAATGTATAATTAACTCCTCTGGTAAAAAGCCCATTTCTTTATAAAGAATAGTTCTTAAACCATTTAAAAGCAAATCTGAAGTATCTTTAATTACTGTAGTCATTGCAAGATCATATGCAATTCTTATCTCACTACCTGTGTTATTCATCTTACCTGAACTAACTAATCCACTTAATGATGGTTGCCATCTATGTGCAGTTACAATATTCTGGTCAGTAATTCGTTGTAAGTCTATCCAACTACCTTCTTGGTCATCTTTTATTATCTGAACATTAGCATTAGCAGCATCACCATTCTTAACGATAAACATTATCTTACCATTGTTACCATCTCCAACAAACTTCTTCTGTGCTTCTCTTACTAACTTCTTTGCTTCTTCTTCACCCATATCACCATTAATCTCAATAATAGCAGAAGGTTGAAAGCCATTTTTGAATTTAGTGTGATTCCATTTACCAATCTCATAATCTACTGCTATATGCTCTAAAGCAGCAACATAATCTGGTAAACCATAGAATTGGAATGTAGGTTCGTAATCTTTAAATTGCATTACAAATCTACTCCCACTCATCTCAGGATATAGAGGTATAATGTTTAATTTGTCCTTCATAGTATTGTACTTAGCCCAGTCTGGGTGTACATATACTTGTTTCTTGTTTTTAGACATTCTAACAGTAGTTGCATCTATGTGATATAGATTTAGTCCACCATCGTATAAAACGCCTTCAATGTAAGCATTTCCAAAAGTGTAGTAATCATCAGCAAGTTTCTTAAAAACTTCTCTTAATGATTCACCATCTGCATTTACATCTTTAATATATTCTTTAACAGTTTCATTGTTGGTTACAAACTTTGCACCACTTGTGAATACTGCCTTCTGTGCCAATACACTTCTATGTGTACTAGATTTTCTTTTTAGTTCTGCTAAATATTGAGGAAAGAGGTTGTTATTACCAAAAGGAATAAACTTAGTCCTTACCTTTGATAAGTCTTGTGGTTCTTCAATATGTTCAGGAATTGCTAAGTTAAAAACTCCAAATTCAAAAGTATTACTCTTCTGATTCTGTAGATTTTTTACCTGACTTTTTTGTTTTCTTTGGCTCATCTTTAGTTTTTGTAGTTGATAATTTTTCTACTAATGAAGTCATACCTAATTCTTCATACGCATACGCTAACTCTTCTTGAGTAGCGGTTGCCCACTTGATTTTAAAATCACCTTTATAAGAAGTTCCAGATGATTTTTTTGCTTTATATGTTGCCATAATTGTATATATTTTTAAGTGTGATAAATCTACAATATTTCCACCACAATCACACATATTATAAAAAAGATATTAATAGGGAAATGTTATAAACTTTTTACGAACTAAGTCCAACCTATCTATCTTTAATTATTAAGCCCCTGTTGTTGCTGTTAACAATACAGTATCAACTGTAACAGTTCCTGCATACTCTCTTGGTAATTCAAATTGTCTTGCCATCAAAGTAACAGTTAGACCACTCTCATCAGAATAAGCAGCACCAGTACCACCTTCAAATCCACTTAAGTTTAAGAAAGTTTGACTTCTACTTGGCTTATCTTCATTAGCATATTTTTCAGAAACACCTAATACCCAATACTTACCATTAGTATCTTTAGCGATTCCCATCATACACTCATTAAGCATTTTTTGTAATTCAGTAAATTTTGCTACATCTATTTTTGGTAACATAAAAGATAATCCACACTCAAAAGCAGTTGAACCATTTTCTTTAGTTGCATTTATAGTTAATGCTGGAGTTTCATTTTTAAACTCATATACAAACCAAGCAGCATCGCCACCTGATTGAATATTATCAATGCTATGGTCAGAACCATAAGTAATTGCATCAGCAGTCGCCCAACTTCTAAGTAAGATTTGCTCTATACCACCAGTTGCTTGTAAATCCCCACAACCTATTGCTAAACCTGTATCTATTGCCATTTTTTTATTATTTTATTAATTATTTAAAAAGTAATTAAGAGAGTGCTTTTACACACTCTCTATTATTACATTATTGTTATGTTGTTACAACTCCCCATTGAACAAGAGAAGGGTACAAGAACTGTACTCCTAGTTTGAAGTAACCTCTGAAGAACATTTTCTCTTCTAAGTCATCATAGAAAACTTTGAAAGAACCTTCAGGGTCAGTTACATCAGAACCAATGATTAAGTTCTCAACTGCACAGTAACATACACCATTTTCAGTGTTACCTGTTGCTGCTGCACTTTGGTCAACAAAAATTGCTGGGTTAAGTGCTGCTAAGATAGTATCCCATTCGTAAACAGGTACTAATTCTACACCTCTGAATGAAACTGTTCTCATTCCTTCTTTAGTATTAACGATTGCTAAGTCAGCAGAAGAACCTTCAAGGTTTGCTAAGTAAGCGTTAAATACTTTAGGAGTTACAAACATTTTCTTGTCACCTGCTGGTACTTGTTGAAGTGCTGCTGGTGCGCCATCGTAACATTTTCTTAAAAGTCCTATTGCGTGTGCTGCAGTAACTGTTGCAGTTGTTGCTGCACCTGTTTGCTGAATTTGAGCAGCCAATACTGTTGCATCAGCACCCATTAATTTCATCCAACCATCAAAAGCATCATAATTTGCAGTTGCGCCATCACCACCCCATGCTAATCTTACTACATCAGAAGCGACACCTGTTACTGCTCTGTTTACGATTGCATCTGCTAATTGAGTTCCCTCAATATTCATTACATCTACACCATTTCTATACATTTCTTCAATGTAAGTTGATTCAAACTCATCAGTACATTGAGATAAAGCAACTCTACATCTACCTGCAGTTATTACTTTGTCATCTATATTGAACCCTCCACTTTCATTACCACTAGCACAAGTTGTGTAAGGTTGTACTATATTTTTAAGAGCAGCAGAAGTATAAACATTCATTTTATGTTTTACATTAGGAATAACTCTATAGTTACGCATAATATCATCACTTCTAAATACTGGCTCGTAAAATATCTCGTTTAGTTGCGCACCACCATAAGTTGCTGCGATACTATTAATTGCTACATTTGCCATTTTTTATTTATTTTTAGTTATTAAATTTATTTTTTAATTTATCTGCCATTGCATTGTAAAAACCTGCATTAGCATCTTCTTTTTTGTTCTCAACTACAACAGGGTCTGCTTCAGTTACAATCTCAGTACCTTTAGCATCTGCTTTGTTGATTTTAGCGTTTAACGC